CGCAAATACTTCAGGTCTTAAAAAATATCTTTTAGACTGCCATGAAAAGGGCATAGGGTTTGCAATAGATGTGGCCGGTAATGAAATAGAGTATAATGAAGAGATGCTACTTCTTCTCAATGAGGGAGACATAACAATTACCCCTATAGCGGAAGGAGCTGGCGGAGGTTTTAAAAAGATACTTTTAGCTGTTGCTATTATCGCATTTGCCTTTTATATGCCAAATCTTTTGGTTAATTATGCAGTCGGGGGCGGTGGGTTAGGTGCTGCTGGAACACTGACTGCAACAGGTGCGTTTGGTATAAATGCAGCGGTTTTTGCTAGTGGAGGTCTTTTACAGCTAACGTTATATGGAATAGGTGTTAGTCTTGCTTTATCTGGGCTACAAGAAGTCATGGCTCAAGACCCTTCGGTTGATGCAGACCAAGAAGAATCTTATTTATTTAATGGACAAGAACAAAATATTATTGAAGGAGATCCTGTGCCCGTTCTGTATGGAAAATTAGAAGTACCAGGGCAGCCTATAAACTTTGAGCTCTCTAATTTTGCTCCCGATTCAAACAGTAGCGGGCCTTTTCAAGAGGGGGCTGAAGGAGATACAGAGATGGAAAATATTACTAGTTCTGGTGATAATATCTACGCTTATCAGTACGTAATGGGCGGTGGTAATACAGGGGGTCATATATAATAAATGAGCACACAAGCGGGATTAACAGCACGAGATAGAAGAAAATCATCCTTTGGAAATGATGTACTTGCACAAGCAACATCAACTTCTGATCGTCAAAATATTATTCTGTCTGAAATTATTTCAGAAGGAGAAATTCAAGGTCTTGCAGAAGGTGGATCTAGCATATTTTTGAATGGAGATCCTCTTTTTGATATTGGAGAGGCACCTTTTATTCCTCCAACTACTACTACGGCATCCTGTTCAAACAATAGTACTGCAGTTACTTTAACTAGTTCAGTTTCACAAACAAAAACAGAGGAAGACGGAGATTTATTTCTAGGCGTAAAAGACGTTCTTGAAGGAACAGTAGAATTATCTAGTGTAGGTTCAAGTCTAAATGACGCACAGTCATATAGTTGGGGTATGATTGCAACAATGACTGCTACAAGCAGCATTTTTCAAGATACAATGGTTCATAACCCCAGTGAATATGGAATGATAAGTGCGAAAAATTTGGCACACGGAGATGCTCTTATTGAGCTTACGCTATCTCACAGTCGACAAAAAATAGTAGGGTATGTGACTACTTTTACAAGTGGGACAGTAATTCAATGGAAAACAAATAAACTTTCTGGGAAAGAAAACTTTCTTCATGTAGACGATACGGCAACTGGAAATAGCCATAAAATTAAAATTACTCTCTTTTATAAAATTGCTGCAATTAGTGGAACGAGTTTAACTCTTGCTTCCGCGTCAACCCTTGCTTTTAGTGGTAAAAATATATATTTTCAAGGGCCTGCGAATGCTCCGGGTCTCCAGCAAAATAAAAAATATCCGGGTTCTACTTATGAGTTTAGAACGGGAACTATAGCACAAAGTCCTCTAGGTGGTATTATTGGAGAAGGAAATACTTCAATCCCCCTAAATGTTCCTTCGGGGAATCTTGAAAAAGATACTGCAAAAACTATAAGTTCTGATGCATTAACAGGGGGACAAAAAAGAGAAGTTGATAGAGTTCGAGTTCTTTTAAACTATCCTCAAGGATTTTTTGCATATGATGAAAGTAACGGCAGAGACCACACTATAGGTATAGCGTATAGAGTTGAAGTTGGTATAAATAGAGGGTCTGGTTTTACTTTTGTTTCTGCAGGCGGCCCAAATGAGCCAAGAGATAGAGTAGCTGGTATAGGTAGTGCTACTGAAAATCTTATGGCTCATGCAGGAGTACAAAAAACTGCCCAAACTCTAGAGTTCAATGTAGATTTAGCACCTTTTCAGCCTTTTACAGATTTTTCTATAAGAATTACTCGTATAACAAATCATGATGGCAGACCTAATCGTGGACTTGGAAGAGGACAAGGCCATGAAGGAAGTTTAAGTAACTTTCCCACAGAAGATAAATGGAAGCATGTTTCTAGTTCTGTTATAAGTTCTGCAAGCGCAATACTTACTGAAAGATTAAACTTCCCCCATACTTCTGTTGTATCACTATCTTTTAACTCAAAGCAGTTTCCAAGTCTTCCTCGACGTTCTTATGAGGTGAAAGGTCTTAAAGTTTCTGTTCCTTCAAATTATATAACAAGGGATGAGAATACCACTGCAGCAGGTAGAACAGTAGATGGAGTAGTTTACCCCGAAGAGACAGTGGCATTATATAGTAGGCATGTAACTACAGGAGTTCCACAGGTAGACGGAAGTGGAAATCCTGTGCCTCAAGCGTGGGATGGAAATCTTAGGGCTGATAAAGTTTATACAAATAATCCTGCTTGGGTATTTTACGATATTCTTACAAATAATAGATATGGCTTGGGGGAATATTTAAAAGCACAAGATATAGATGTATACTCTCTTTATAAAATTGCAAAGTATTGCGACGAGCTTGTACCAGATGGAAAAGGTAGTAAAGAGCCTCGATTTACTGCAAATCTTTACTTTCAAAAAGCTACTGACGCTTATAAAGTTTTAAAAGACGTTGCAACAATTTTTAGGGGTATGCTCTATTGGATGGATGGTTTAGTAAGCCCAATTATAGACGAGGCAAAAGAACCAATTTATCAATTTTCTAAGTCAAATGTTATAGACGGTAATTTTCAATATGAAAGTTCGGGAAGCAAGACTCGGGCTAATCAATATATTGTATCATGGAACAATCCTGCTTCTAATTATAAACTTGAGCCTTTAATTGTTGAAGATCGGGAAAATATAATAAAAACAAGAAAACTTATAAAAGAAACTGCAGTTGCTTTTGGTTGTACTTCCGAAGGTCAGGCAATACGATATGGTAGATGGAAGCTTTGGACCGCAATAAACCAAACAGAAATAGTTAATTTTGAAACAGGAATAAATGCAAGTTTTTTATCTCCTGGAGATGTTATAAATATTTCGGACAGCGATGACTTTAATATACCTTTTAGTGGAAGAGTGAGTTCATATACAGAATCAGGGGGTAATTTTCTCACGCTCGATAGAAATATAGATTCTTTTCTTCCAACTTCAGGTTACACTTACGAATTGTCTGTTATTATTCCAAAAAATGCAGCTATTCTTAATCAAGAGTCTGCTACAATCAATGGAGCTACCGTTAATAGAGGAGATATAGTTACAACTGCTCGGACTGTCTCAGGAGGCTCTCAAACAACCCTAGTTGTTACTAGTTCGTCAACAAGTCAGTTAAATATAAGTAATGCTTTAGATGACAGTAATAATCCTATATCTCTTTTACTAAATGATGCCACTGTTATTCAAGAGAGAGTCCTTACTGGAACTTCAACAGTAGGAGGAGTAACCGTACAGGTTCCTGCTGCCGCAGTTGATGGAAAAACAAAAATTCAGCTATCAACCGCATTAGATGAAGATAATGTTGCTCATTTATCAGAATCAATTTGGGCTATAAAGCAAATAGACACTTCGGGAACAAAAACTCTCTCCTCTCCTAAAGAGTACAAAATATTAGCTATTGCACAAACTGGGGAGGATGGAAAGTTTGCAATATCCGCAGTCGAGCACTATAACGCAAAATTTGATTCAATCGAAGAAGATTTTAGATTATCTATTGTTGATCCTGTCTTTCCCCCAGAAACAGCTCGTACTACTCCTCCAGCACCAAAAAATTTAAGAATACTTAGAGTTTCTACACCCCATAAAGAAGGCGAAGAGATTCTTATACAGTGGGACCCACCGGATAACTATGATACGCTTGGGGGTTTTCTTGTTACTCATAATTTTACTGACGATCTCAAAAGTGTTGAGGTTAAAGCTTCGGCAACAGACACAAGCCTTCCAATAACAAATATACGAGATAATAGCTATAGAGTACAAGTACGAACAGTAAGTGGGTTGGGAAGAAGGTCTAGACCTATAACTCAGCATATAGCAATTAGAGATGTGTTTGCAGGCGGAAATAGACTTCATGGTTTAAGCCAAGGAGGTGTTTGTACCTCTGCGATTGATATAAATAAAAGTACAGGAAATGTTTTCTTCAAGAAAGAGTCTTATAGAATTGGCTTACAACCGCTTACATTTTCT